CATTTATTTTTGAACAGTGGTTTACAAGGTAATAAATCGAATATAGATAAAGATAGTAGTAAAACACTCAGAAATATCAGATGTGGTGAGGAATTATTAAGTAATTATGGAAGGAATGACCGTTTCGATTTGAAAAAAAATAATATAATATAGTAATGATATTAACTATTGTTGCGGTTGGGAAAAAATATATACATAAAGTAATCCCCCACTTATCAAAGTTTATACAAAACGGATGGGAAATTAGAATACTATCAGATGAGCCTCATTTTTTTCCAAATTTAATAACTTACAAATATCCGAATAAGGTCTTTTCATTCATAGACAAACTATTATTTCCACTTAGATTAGTTGAAGAATTAAAGCAACCTGTGTTGTATATAGATGCGGATTGGTTTGACTTCATATCTGATGAACTTATATTAAACTTCGAACAAAAAAATGAAGTTTTATATTATGGTAGTTGGCCTGAAGGTAAATATTTAGGAGATACTAGTTTCAATTACTTTGAACCCTTACTTACTTTTTTTAGAAAAAATGGGTTCGAGTATAGTCAATTACCGTTGATGATTGAATATTTAATTTATTTTCCGTATACTACTAATATATCTGATATTTTATATGACTTAGAAAGGGTAAAACCGATATTCGAATATCAAAGTATCTTAAATAAAACATACTATTATCCTGGTATTGGAAACGGGGAAGGAGTGGCATTGGCATACACCTTACATAAAAACAATGTTCCAATTGATTTATTTCCTTCAAAATATTTTTTAGAAGGAAATGAAGGATTAAAGACGGTAACAAAGTTGATTTAATTTCGATAATCATATTAAGGAAATGGAAACTATTATTCAAAAAAAATTGTTTAGCCAAGATGAGTGTGATTATTTTATATCTATATCGAATGATAAATCATTTGAACGTAGTAAAATAACTGAGCACGTCCAATTTTATAACATATCTGAATTCCGAACTTCGAGTGAAGTAGTGGTGGAAATGGATATTAATTTGTCCAATCTAATATTTGAAAAAGTCAAAGAATTTGGAATTAAATCATTACCGAATCAGTTTATTATATTAAGATACAATAAAAATCAGGAATTTAAGAGACATAATGACGTTGGATTAGATTATCCCGATAGATATAAGACTTTAATAGTACAACTTTCGAACGAAACTGATTATGAGGGAGGGGAACTTTGTATTTTCCATAATGATAAAATCATAACATCATCAAAAAAAGTTGGAAATGTTATAATGTTTGATTCCTCAATAGACCATTTGGCCAATAAGGTAAAAACAGGGACACGATACAGTATGGTTTTTTGGTTATCAATCGATAATTTTGGACTAACTAAATCTTTAATATAGTAATGAATACAATACATACATTTGGTGATAGTTTCACATTTGGTCATGGGTGTGTTGAACATTGTTCGTTTACAGAATATTACAAATACAAAGAAGATGATGATGATATTTGGCCAAATCACTTGGCAAAAAAATTAGGAATGAATGTTAATAATTACGGTAAAAATGGATTTTGTAATGAACAAATATTTGAGTCTGTTTTAAACAATTTTGATTTCTTAAAAGAAAATGATATTATTTTTATAGAAAAAACATATCACAATAGATTATGGGTACCAACTAATATGGAATGGGTATCTGCATTATCAGACAATGAAATCGAAAAAAAATATAGAAAAGATAAATTAGAAAAAACTTTTTCAAAAGAAGAAACAGAAGCGTTAATAAATTTTCATTATTACTTTTCGATTAAAAAACTATATGAGAAAAGAAATAATGATAGATTTAATTTTTTAAAAAAAATATTAGTAAATAATATTAAAGTTCAAGATTGTATAATATGGGATATGCCTAAAATATATGGTAGTTTTGAAAGTATAAAAACTGCAACTAATAATAAATTTATTGATTTTCATTTTTCTTTTAAAGGTCATAAACAATTTGCTGAATATATGCAAAATGTTATAAACAAAAAACTAATATAAAAATATTATTAATGTGGAATCTAAATTAGATTTAAAAAATTACATTTGTGAAGTTCCGTTTAGTTCTTTAGAAATTCATGATCATCAAAGATTTTTATGTTGTGCATCATGGTTAACTAAATTTTTACCTGAAGATACTAAACCATATGACGCATGGAATTCAACAGAGGCCAATGATATTCGAGATAGTATATTAGATGGTTCATATAGATATTGTGATGATAACCATTGTCCGTTTATACATCAATTAAAGACCTTTGGTGAACTTGGTAGAATCTATCCTATCCACCACAAAGACAAATTAAGTTCTAATTTGGAGGAGAAAATAAAAAAACATAAGGAAGGAAAATTAACTTCACCACAAATAGTTCAATTTTCAATGGACAGGAGTTGTAATCTCGAATGTCCTTCATGTAGATTAAGTATGTTTATTGCCGATAGTAGTAGAATAAAAAAAGTAAAACAAGACATACAAGATATTGAAGATGCTTATGGAAACGAAGTAAATACACTATATATAACGGGTAGTGGAGATCCATTTGTGTCAGTTGGTTTTAGAGATTTTCTAAGAAATTTTAATAAATCTAAATGGCCAAATTTAAAATCAATTCACTTACATACTAATGCAACACGTTGGAATAAAGAAATGTGGGAATCAATGCCAAATATACATCCATATGTCAAAAGTTGTGAAATTAGTGTTGACGCTGGAACTAAAGAGACTTATGAAACAAAAACAAGAATAAATGGTAATTGGGATGTATTGTTAGATAACTTAAAATTTATTTCCACAATACCAACTTTAAGTATCGTAAAAACCTCATTTGTGGTTCAACAAAAAAACTATAAAGAAATGAAATTATTTTATGATTTAATGTATTCTATTTTTGGTAAGAAGGTAAATGTATTTTTTGGTAAAATAACTAATTGGGGAACATTTACTGATGAGGATTTTTTATCAGAACAAATTTGGAATGAATCTCATCCGGAATACAACGAATTTGTTAAAGAAGTTAATTCTTTTTTACCTAATAATAATTCTTGGAGTAATCTACAAGAATTTATTACACCTGTTAAAACTTTAATATAATGAAAATTTTATTAATTACTCTACCTAGAACTGGTTCAACTTCCTTGTTAAAACAAATATCAACTGAAAGAGGGTTGAATCCAATTAGTGAACCATTTAATGAAGTTGATAATAATATAGAAAAATATAAAAAATTTAATTGGAAATTTACAAATAATATATGTGTTAAGACTCATATAAATCATAGGGAAATACCATTTTATTTAGATTTTGTTAAATTTTTTGATGAGGTGATTTTATTATCTAGAAAAGATTTAATTGCTTGCGCGGAAAGTTTATCTTACGCTAATCATTTTAAAAATTTTGATAGCCAGTATGTGTGGGTTAATACCCCAAATCTTAAGTATAATATTAAATTAATTAAAAAATTCGACAAAAAGTTATTGGAACTATCTAAAATGATAAATACCAATATTATTTATTATGAAGATATTTTTGATGTAAATTCGTCGAATAGGTTAAGAATTGTAAATCAAATATAACTAAATTAATATGACCCCATTAAAATATTGGACACCAGAGGAGTTTGAGATTTCAAGTTATAAATGGAATTTATCTGAAAAAGTTATTTACCTAATAGATTAATCTAATCTCTATTGTCAATGTATATCATAATTTTATTTTTATGGACTTTTTAAGAGTTTTGATGGTACTCCGACATAAACTCCTTCTTCGGTTATGTGTTTTACGACTGCTGAGTTCATGCCTATTGTAACATTATCACAAATTTTAATTTTTTCTTTTACTGATGAGTTATTTCCCAAATAAACAAAATCACCTATTGTTACATTTCCCGAAACAATAGAACCTGGCATTGAGCTAAAAAAATCACCTATAACACAATCGTGACCGATTTGGACATTTCGATTCAGTATAGAGTGTTTTCCAATTTTTATGTTTGTTGTCAAAATAGAAAAGGCGCCAACAAACGAGCCTTCACCAATTTCTACATTCTCCATGACTAATGATGTAGGGTGTACCCAAGAAAAAAACTTAGTATTTTGCGGTAATTTGGATAAAAAATGAGATTTGCTTATTGGGTTACCAATTGTAATCATAACTTCAAACTCCTTTGGGTCAAAACTCGAAATTGGATGAGCACCATCCCTCACATATTCGTCATCTACGAAACAAACCAATTGTTCACCCATCTGAGCCATTACTTCACGGGCATGACCACCAAATCCAATTAAGGCTCGTTTCATTTTTTATAAACTTCGAATTTACTAAGGTCAGGATAAGGTAACTCTAAATCTTGATTTGTTTTTTTGGTACCGTCCAAATTATAAAATTGATTCATTAACAAAACTCCACGAGCCGCTAACTCAGGCATCATATAGAAATTCCATCCTAACATATCAAAATAATCATCATGATATGAACATTCCCTTCTACCACTATATCTCGCTCTACGAAACCAGTTATACGCTTCTAAATTATCAGTTAGAATTGCACCACCTTTACTTAATTTGAAGTGTTTATAAGGTCCTGTGAAGGAAATACAAATAAAAGAGTTGGGAATATACATATCAGCAGTAAATCGAAGGGCTGAGTCCCAAACATTGCTACCTTTCAATTGGTACGCACCTTTAATTGTTTTACCTTCGGACATTTCGAAATTTACTTTCAATCCGGCGTGAATAATTTCACATGGCACTGATGGATATGTTCGGTTAGGAATGGAGATTGTTTCAGATTTAAGATTTTTTGACACATTTTTTTCATAATATAATGCCAAAAAAAGCGCATTCGACATGTTGTCCAATGTTACAACATATGGTGACCCTGTGTAATCGGATAGTAATTTTTCGAAGTCCTCAGTTATTTTATAGATTCCGTTTGCCATTTTGTATAAGTTTTTAGAAAGTTTTTTGAATGTGGAGTACCTGTGAAATGGTAAATCCAAGGTATCATTTGTTCAGATAAAAAGAAATTTTCATTATATTCTAAATCTACATCTGGCATAAGCCAATTCCATTTATTATCTAATTGTTTCACATTAAGGTTACTCGAAGATATGACTGCATTAAATAAATTTTGACATGGAAAAGTATCCCCACATATAGAGTAATCAACAAATTTATGAATTTTATTGTTATTAAACAAAAGTTCTTTAATATATTCCATTGTTTTGTACATTTTTTTTGGATTATACAAAAAAACACCATTATTGAAATAATTTTCCCGATATCGACTTTTTTCAAAATTTGGAATGTTTTTTTGAAAAATATCAACACTTTCATGTAATTCAGAAATATAACGTACTACTCCATTTTTTATTGGGTCGTTTTCAAATCTTCCAGGATTACCGTCCAAAACGACCGCTAAATCAAATTCAGAAGTCAACTCTTCGAATATATTCGGGCATTTCGAGTTTATAACAATATCAGGGTCTAAAATCAAAACTTTATCATATTCTAAAAAATTTTGGCATGCCCATAACCTGTCCCAAAAAATATTTGATGGTGAGTTTGGAAATTGAAAACTTGTTATTTCATAAAAATTAGATTTCCAACGATGTGCGGCATATCTTATTGATTTAATACTTTGTTCTGTGTCTCTTAAGTCATCGAACACATTTTGTACTACAATTATATTACGTTCCATAATTAAATAATTTTAACCATTTATTCACTATCACTTCTATTATCAATGTAAACCATTATTTCTCGGTAAAAAGGAATAAATTCGGGATTCCAAATTTGCCAAGTAATGTCAATTCCGTCGAATGAAAATATCTTGAAATTTGGAAAAACCCTTAAATACACATCTCTGAATATTCTAAATTTTTCTTTCATCCAATCTTCACCAAGATGCCACTCACCACAGATTTTTCTAACATTACCCTTAATCCAAAATAAATTTTCTAATGTAAAAATATCATATTCACCTGCTTCACAGTCGGTTTTCAAAAAGTCTATTTTTGTGATGTTATAATCATTGATAACTTTTTTGAATGTTGTGGAGTATAATTTATGATTATTTGAATTATCAAATACGTTATTAAAATTAAATTCACCTACAGTATCACTTATACCTTTGTTTATGTGAGTGACATTTCCGTGTCTTGTGTTAAGAACTAGTGTTTTGAATTCTTCGTAACTTGGTTCGAACGCAAATACTTGAGAAGGTTTTTTTTCTAATATGGAATATGTAAACGGCCCCAAACTGGCTCCTATGTCAAAAACGATATCTCCTTCCTCTACTTCAAACATTCTTTCATAGATTTTATCTACAAAAATTTCTTTTTCTACTGTTTCTTTGAAACCATCATAACATTTAGGTTCCCATATAAAATTTTCTAAGTTCATTTTAATAAGTGTTTAATTTGATTTATTACCATTTCTGAAGTTATTGAGGTATGACATTCAAATTGTCTGTTTGTTCCTTTATGTACAGGACACCAATTCCAATCTCCTCTATCAAATTTATATTGTGGATTATTCCAACATCCATTACAAACATTTGGATTTGTGATTCTTGTACAATTTAATGTGAATTCATGATCGGGTTCTGTAAAATTACTAATCATAACTACGTGTTTTCCCATAGCCCAAGATAGCCAAGATAATCCACTCGACAAACCTATAAAGAATTCGCTATGATGAATTACGTTCATGGTATATTCCATCGATGTGTCTTTGATTTTTTCGCAATTATCAAATTTGTTGTCTTCCTTTGAAACATTAATAATTTTATATCCCAAAGTATTAAGATAGTTTATAAGTTGTTGCCAACCATCTTTTGTCCAAAACTTACATCCTGCGGTTGAATTGGTTGCAATTGTAATATATTTTTCTTCACGTGGTCTTTCACCAATTTTATAAGATATTCTTGGTTTGATTTCAGAATATGTTAAACCTAAAATATTTGTCGCGGCTTTTTGTAAAGGAATCGTATTTGGTAATACTGGTTCTTTACTGATATCATAAAACCAACCAAGATTGTATTGTCCATGAATGTTATACACGATGTTTCCTGGCTCAACAAATTCTAATTCGGGATATACGTCACGGAAAAGATGATTCAAATGTGTTGAGACAATCACCTCACATTGATGTTTATTTTTGAATTCAAGCACGTAAGGCATCCAAGCGATGGTGTCTCCTAAGGATTTACTATCGAAGTTTATGAATACTCTTTTACCATTGTAATCAAGTGTTTTATCATATATTAAAATGCCATCTTGAAGTATTTTTGTATTCCACTTAGTGAAGTATCTTCGGTTTAATTTAACCCAATGATTTGATTTTATTTTATTATGATAATGACAGACCCCAAGTTCATCAAAGAATTTTATGTCAAATTCACTATCACTTTCACCCATAATTTCTAAGAATGGTTCATTGATAAATAATTGTTTAATACGAACTTCGGAAACTTTTTCAGTGTTTTTTCTTGGTTCTTGAGTTAATAAAAATTTGTATAATTCGTAATGTTTTTTGGCAAAATTTTCGGTCATCCCATCCAATATTTGATAGTTTAACCCTGATGAAATTAATTTTCGTAACGAATTTACATTGACAGAAATATCATCTACCAATGGGACAATTAATCTATCAAACATACCGACATATTGTGGTAAATTCCTTGCGATAATTTTTAGTCCAAAAGACGCCGCCTCACGTATAACTAATGGGTTACATTCCCATGTAGAATTGAACATCAATACATCAGAGGCTTTCATAAAAGTTTCAACATCATTACGTTCTCCCCAAATTCGAACGTTGGAAGGTAGATTTTTCATAAGTGGACCCCAATAACTTTCGAAGTTTGATGCTTGATTTCCCACAAAATGAAACTCAACATTTCTATCTTGAAAATGTCTTGCAATTTCTATTCCTTCACCTTGATTTTTACCTGAAGTCCAAAGACCAACGTTAAGAATGTGTATTTTTGTAGTATCCAAACCAAGTTTTTCTTGGTACTCGGTTTTTTCTTTAACTGACCTAAATCTATTCTCAATAGGAAATTCAAATACTTCTTTGTGAGATGGTAAATCTTTGAAAGTGTTTTGTAGGTGATATGGTGTACATAGTGCGTATGCATCTGGATGATGAACTTTGGATGTATTTGGGTCAAACCAAATATTGTGGCAAGTCTCAACGACTCTCCAAGTTCTGTCGTTGTCGTACAGTGCGTTTTTAAGTTCATTAGGAACTTTGTTGAATGAATCAAAACCTTCAATCATTTCATCGATATGGACTATATCGATTGAATTATCTTTTATAATATCTATAATTTTCATCGAAGCCTCGACAGTATGACCGCCTAATGGATTTATTGTCCAAAATCTATTTTCAGGTAAAATTTGTTTTATTTTATCACGCTGAACTGTGTATAAAGTTGAATATTGACAAAACTCTGCAACAAAAATTTGAATATCAGATGTAAATTCGATTAAACTTTCTATTCTCTTCAACAAATATGATGGCATTCCCCCTGTTGAAAGGTGGGGTGCTAAAAATAAAATTTTCAAAGGTTCAGGTTTATCGTAATCTTCTATAATTTGAAATATTTTGTCAATTTCATCCTGTCTTTTTTCACCATGAAATACTTTAATTTCTTTTTTGTTTTTAGGTAATCGATAAAACTCACTAATTAATTTATTCTCTTTTGATTCTGTTGATAGAAAGTGATTTACAGTTGAAGAACTTTCAACATTGATATAAGACATAGGTAAACCTTTATGATTTGGGTTTATTTTCCAAGTCAACACATTGTATATTGTTTCTTCGTGAAATGGTGTAATCTTTGTTAGTTCACAAATCTGAGGTAATAAATTTTTGATATCTTTCCACAAGGATATGAAACGTCCTACAGTGTTATTACCTACTAAAATATTTGTTGTTCGATACCAACTTCTTTGATTTTTGGGAATACCCATGAACGACATCAAAGGATACTCCAATGTGGTTTCATTATCAATTGACCCATCATTCTTCCAAAACGGGTTACCAATGACTTCTCCATTTTTAACTAAAAGTACATATTCTTGAGGACCTAACGTTGCTAATGGAAATTCTGTTATTTGATTACAGTATTCGAATAATTCATCAATATTTTTAGTTACAATACTATCTGAATCAATATACACCCATTCATCAATAAATTGAGACGCGTGTAGCATCGCATCAACTTTAGCCCCTAATACAAGATAACTTCTAATTTCTTTTCTATTAACGTAAAAGTTGCCATCCTCATTATTAGTAAAACTATTTTCATCTAATACTGGAATACCTAAATCCAATCTAATACATTTTGCTTCTGATTGTAATGTATTAGTTCCATCATAATCTATTGTATAAACTATGATATCATATTTTGAATATTTTTTAATACTTTTAATCAAATTCAAAGTTATATTTTCGTAATTTGATGTTGTGTGAGTGATAAATGTTCTCATGTTTTTATTTTACTGTAATTCTAAAATTTTATTGAATACTTGTAACACGTTCGGATGACAAACGTACTCTTTTTTATTTTCCAAACAACCTACTAAAGGGGGAATACCTCTAATTGAACCCCATTCTCGAACTCCATATCTCATATCTGATGCACAGGCGATTTTACAATCTCCATCAACATAGTCATATTTGTAATCCTGTCTACCATTTCGGAATGGGGCTCGTAATCTCCAATTTATTGAACTCCCAAGTTGAATGATTTGGGCATCCGTAGAACCTGCCAAGTGCAATAGGCCTGAGTCCATTGTTATGAATGATAAACTTTTTTGAATTAACCACCAAGTCTGAGATATTGTTGTTTGATTCATCAGGTTCAAACCTAATTTGATAGGAAAATCAAATACAGGTTTTTGAACCATGTGAAACCCTATTTCACTTGAAGATTTACCAACCGAAACAACCGCAATGCCACTATCATTTAACATTCTTGTCAATAACTTCCATTTTTCTCCATCCCATGTTCTTGATGCCCAACTTTGAACAGGGTGTATTACAACAAATTTATCGGGGAGATTTTCTATGGGTTCCCATTCGTCGGGAGTGTAATCCACTCCACATTCTTCAGGTAATAGATTAAATCCTAGACCTGAGGAGTGAAATTGTCTGATGTCCATTACATTATGACGTAATCCTAACTTGTATTGATTTTCTAAGTTTGGGGCAAAACTAACCAATAATTCGTATTGTGATTCTAAACTTTCCCTTGAGGTTTCAGACGTATCGAAAATTTTATCTACGTATTTGTTGTTCTTAAAAATATAGGGATGGTCGGTCAATACAGATATTTTCTTACCGTAAGCAAAAAATAATTTACGTAGAGTTGGTGTGGCACAAATAGTATCTCCAAGTCCTTTAGATAGATGTAAATCTAATAATGGTTCTTTCATATTGAGGAAATATATGAAAGATACTCTAAAAAATCTATTGAGTTATCTAAATTATCGTTTCTTTTTTTCCTCTGATTGATACAACTTCAATAACTTGAGTGAATCTTTGTAACGTTTTTCAAGTCTGTCTAATTCTTCTACAGGGACACATGAATCACAAGCAATGTTGTATTGTTCTTCGGCCTCTTTGATAATATTTTGAATTGTGTTTAGAAGTTTCATACAACTATAAATATTATCGAG